ACAAGTTAACATTAATTACAAGTGAAGTAGACAGTATAGATTTAAGCAAAGCAACTTATTCAGAATTACATAATAGCTATAAAAGAATAAAAAAAGTGATTGCTAATGCTGACACATCAACAACCACTATAAATAATTAATTTAAATAAATCAATTTAGATTATTTTAGCATAAATGCTAATGAAATGCAAGAAAAGAGGGACAAATGGATTTATCAAAAGAATTTCATCCTGTGCCTAAACCACCAAAAACAGAAAAAAAAGAACACAAGAAAATAAAGAAGAAAAGCAGCAAACTGGCAAAATTAGAGCGCAAAAGGTACAGCATAATTACATACAATTTAGATATTTGCTATATCTGTCAAGAGCATAAAAAGGATCACTTTGACGAAGTTTTTGGTGGAAGAAACAGACAGACTAGTATGAAGTATGGACTAGTTATACCAATATGTTTTAAATGTCACAGAGAGTTAACAGATAATCCTTTAAAAAAGAAAGCAATTCAAGAAGAAGCAAAACAAAAATTTATAAAAAAATATAGTGAAGAGAAATTTATTAAAGAATTTGGGAGGTAGATCAAATGGAACCATACGTAATTGGAAATAAAGAAGTAGAAAATATTGTAAATAAAAATAATAAAGAAGTGTATTTAGTTGCAGGCTTAATAAATGCAACAGAAAAAGTGCTATATTGGAAAACTCAAAGTGAAATAAAACTAGGAGATTATGCAATAGTTGAAAATATGAACGAATACGATTTAATTAAAATTGTAGGAATTGTAAAGACTACTAAAAAGAATACAAGTAAAATCTCTAATACAAAATACGAAAATATGAAGAATGCAATCTTAGGATTTAATGCAAGCATAATAGAAAATAACAACATAGAGCAGGCATAAATAAAACTGCTCTTTTTTTACAAAGGAAGGAGGAAGAGTACCTCTAATAAAACATAATAGGAGGTAAAAAATGACATACATAGAGTTGATTAATGGATTTGAGAATTGGCTCGAAACTCATCATTTGCCAATTGCATCGCAATTGCTATGGTACAAACTTATTGCACTGTTCAATAGATGTGGTTGGGAAAAATGGATAGCTGTAGATAACCAAAGATTAATGTCCGTTATGCAAATAAAAAGGGAAGCTACTTTTATAGAAATAAGAAATAAATTATTGGAAGCAGGTTTATTCGATTATGAAAAAGGTAAAAAAGGCAGCCCAAACAAATATAAAATAAATACTTACAATTTTGAAAGTACAAACCGTAGTAAAAACCGGAGTAGAAACCGCAGACATAAATAGACTAGATAAAGACTCTTTATATTTATATGAAGAATATAAAGAGAAGCTAGAAGGCAAAAAATTTTACGAAAAAGTAAAAATCGTTGGAGAATGTCAACGAAGGCAAGAATATATAAATTTATCTAAAGAACAACAACAAGACTTACTAATATTACTTAGTAGAATTTAGGAGGTAAAAATGAATATAAAAGAAGTTATAGACAGAGAAAAGCCTATAAAACATATAAAATATTCTAGTGAAAACACGAATCATCTAACAAATGAGAAAAAAGAAAAAGAGTATGAATATTATATATGTGATGAATGCAAAAAGAAAATTATTATAACAAAAAATAAAGATGCAAGAAGAGGAGGATTAGTAAATCTTCCAAAAAGCTTAACAAAATGTAATAAAACAATAACTGTAGCATTACATAATTGTTGCTTAAATCCAGTATTGCGACAATTTGAACCGGACAGACAGAAGATAAATCAATTATAGGAGGAAATTATGGAAGTAAAAAGAGAAGAGTTAATAGAGTATAGCTATTATGATGAACAAGGAAAATTAATAACGATAGTGAACAGAGAGAGCCTAGCTAGATTATTAGGAGCTGATGAAGTGAGATGGAAAGAGTAAATAAATTAAAAGAAAAAAAGTTGGAGGATAAATAATATGAAAAGTAAGTTGAAAAAACTTTTTAGAAAAAAAGAAAATCCAGAAAAAATAGAGATAACAGTTTTTGATGATAATAAAGAATTACCTGATTTTAGAAAAATAGCAGTACCAGATTTAAAACAATATTTGATTAATGGATATCAAGAAATTAGAGAAGTAAAAAAAGAAAAAGAAGAATTAAAAGAAAATTTAGAAAATGCAAGAAAATATAAAGATTTATATGATGCAGCTTTAGTAACATTAGAAGAATTTAAAAAAAGAGATGAAGAGAATAAAGAAATACAGATAAAACTGGAAAACAAAATTAATAAAAAAGAAACAGAAATTACAAATTTAAATGAGCAAGTAAATACTTATAGAATACTTGAAGTTGAAATAAACCAAAAAATAGAAAATATAGAAAAAGTAAAAAATGAAGAAAGAAATAATGCAATAAAAGGATATAAAGAAAAATTAATAAATGAAATAAACAATACCAAAGGAATTATTAGTAAAAGCAAATTATTTTATATTATAAATTCTATAAAATAAATTACAAAGGAATTATGAGGAAGAAAGTTAGGTGATTAAATGCAACTAAAATGTAATAAATGTGGAGCAAGTAAAAGAAGTTTATTTGTAGAAATACAAATAAATAGAAGAGGGTTATACTGTGGCGAATGTGGAAAGTGGCAGAAATGGATAACAAAGCAAGAGCTACAAATAGCTAAATTCGAAGGAATAAAAATAATTAATAAGGAGAAATAAAATGTTAAGAATAGTTGAATATAACAAAATAACAGGAAAGAAAGTAGAGTTAAAAGAATTAGAGAAGTTTGGATTTAAAGAAAATGAGAATGGATTATATTATGAAAAGAATTTTTCTGCAGTATGTTACGACGGAGAAGAAGACCATCAAATATTAATTTATAAAAGTAAAAGAAATATAGTTTTAGAAATTATGAATAATGACTATACATATCATTCATTTGACGAAGAATTAGGAAGAATTGAAGATACATTATATGACTTAACAACAGCAGGCTATGTAGAAAAATTAGAGGAGGAGTAAATGGGAAATATAACTAAAGAAACAAAAGAAATATTAAAAAATTGTTGGGTTATGACAACTGACCACACTTTAGATGAAGAAAATATTAAATTAAAAGAAGCAATAACAGAAGTATTGAATGAAACAATGACATCAGAAGAAAGAAGCAGATGGGGATATGAATATTTTATTAAAAATAAACAATATAATGATGATTTAGAGCGTAATAAAAATTTATTAAAGGAATGGTCACACATATTAAAAGGAATGGGAAATAGAAATTATATTTATGCTTATGCAATAGATAGAGTATTAAGAGAACTAGAAAAGAAGGAGGACAAGCAATGACAGAAGAATGTTATGAATGTAAGCATAAAGAAAATATAGAAGATTTATTTTTATTTAATAAAAAATATTATTGTAATTATTGCTTAATAACAGCATTGGCAACTGAAGGAGTGATAGGACTAGAACAAACCGAGAAAGGGAGGGTAGTTTTATATTAAATGAAAGATAAATTAAATCAATTAATTGAAGAAATTGAAAATAAAGAAAGGGCAAAAGGATTATCAGATAGTTATTTATCAGAACATGGATACATGACTAGAAATGATGTGGGAGTAGGAGAATATTCATATGGAATTATAATGATACCTACAGACTGGGTATTACCTTATTTAAAGGAGTTGAGAGATATATATGCCAGAAGATAAAAAGATAGAACAGCTTATAGCAATGGGAGTAAAGTCAATAAATATAAGCAAAGAAAAGTATGATGGTTTAAAAGAAGAAACAAAAAATCTTATAAAACTTAACGATATTATTTTAAATTTCGAGGAGGAAAAATAAATGAGCAATGAAGAATTTATAAAAAAAGCAAAACAATTAGTAAGAGAATATGCAATAGAGCATTTAGACAAAACAGATGAGATACCAAATTTTAATGTGTATATAGTATGGAGTTGTAAGATATTACAAAACAGTAAAGCATTATTAAGTACAGATTTAAAAGATGGAATGTATTATGAATTGACTTACAATGGAGATAAAAAAGAAATATATTTTGATGCTTATAAAAAATTCGAAAATAAATGTATAAAAGCAGAATAGTTAAGTAGATGACTAAAAAGAAAGAGGAGGCTACATAGAAATAGTAGGAGGTAACAATGAACAAGATAATTATAAATGGCAAAGAAATAGAATGCGATGGAAATAACATACAAGTAATTAATAATAAAGTATATGTTGATGGAAAGATAATATCAGAAGAGGCAAAAAAGAAAAGCAATATATATGTATATGGAGATGTTGAAAATATAGAATGTGAAGGATCAGTTGAATGTGACAATGTTAAAGGTAATATAAAAGCAGGAGGCTCAATAAATTGTGATAATGTTGGCGGAGATATTAGTTGTGGAGGTAGTGTAAATTGTGATGAAATAAGAGGTAATGTAAATGCAGGTGGAAGTATTAATAGATAAATTAAACATAAGGAGATAATATGAGAATTAAAATAGGGGAAAGTGAAGGAGAAAGATTAAATATGAATAATGTTAAAGTAATCAATGACAAAGGCTTTGCACAGCCAACGATGTTAATTTCTGTAGAATGTTATACACAAATAATAGAACAAATAGGATACTTAAAAGGAAGAAATATGGAATTAGAAAAACAATTAAATAAAGAACAAGTACTTGAGATACCAATAGAATGCGACGAAGTACAATATTATGATAATAAGCCTCATAATATGACTAAATTAACAATGAAAAATTTTTTAGAAAGAGAAATAAAGAGATTAGAAGGATTAAAAAAAGATAGTTGTAGAGAAGAAATGTTAAGAATAAATGGAAAAATAGAAGGATTAGAGTATGCAATTAATAAATTATTTGAATTATAAAATTAAGGGAGGAATACAAATGTTTAAGTTAAGAAAAAGATTAAAAGAAATAGATGATATTCAAAATGAATTAAAAAATAAATTATTAACAGAAGAGAAGTTATATAAGTTTTATTTAGAAAGAAAAATAGATGAAATAAATGCAAGATTAAAACATAATTTAAGTTATTCTATAGAACACAATACAGAATCAATCAGAGCAGACGGATGGAGATTTTTCGATATGTCATGGACAATAAGCGTGAAGATTAAAATAAGTAACATAGAAATCAAAAAGTTTACTTATGTAACACATTCCAATATAACGAAAAAGGATATTTACAAAGCAATATTAAGATACATAAACTCAAAACCTATAAGTTATTTTATAAAACTAGATAAGAAAATAGAAGATTTAGAGAAACACAATATAGAATTAGATAAAAAGAAATTAAACCTAGAAGAGGAATTAAAGAAAATAATATAAATTGTAGGAGGTACAAAAGATTGGAAATTAAAACCTTAATTAAATTATTAAAAAACTATAAAGAAAATAAAGCTACATTAAACATTAGATTAAAAGAATTAAAGAACAAAAGAATAGAATTAAAGAATCTAGTAGTAGATACTAGTATAAGTGGAATAAATTATGATACGGAAGGAATACATAGTAAAAATACTATATCAGACAAAACAGGAAACAGCATTATTAAGACAGATGATAAAAGAATTAAACTAGAAGAGGATATAAAGAAACTAGAAGAGGATATAAAGAAATTAAGAAAAGATGTAGAGGCTGTAGATGATAGATTAGAGATATTAACATATAAAGAAAAACAATTATTAATTGCAAGGTATATCGAAGAATGTAGTTATGCTGATATAGGAAATAGAGTATACTATCAGATATATAGCGAAACGAGAAGTGAAGATACAATACAAAGAATGATTAATAGAGCATTAAAAAAAGTATCAAAAATATAAAAAATGAAAATGCGGTTATTTTGCGGTTAAATTGCGGTTGTTTTGCACTTGTTTTTTAAAAAATAACAGTTTATAATTTATAATAGCAACAAAAAGTTGTAAGGCATCCTTTCATTATTATTCAAATATAATTACTACATAAAATTGTGACTATATATGTCACAATTTTTTATATTGCGGGATAGAGCAGATGGCAGCTCGTTGGTCTCATAAGCCAAAGGACACAAGTTCGAATCTTGTTCCTGCAACCATAAGAGTAGATGTTTTTAATGTCTACTCTTTTTTTATGTACTAGACATTGTGATTTGTTGCAAGATCACCTCCTTTCTTAATATAAATATTTGACTAAACAAGCTATTTCTAGTGTAGCTTGTTTTTTATTTATAAGGAGAAATAAATGAAACTGAAAATTATAATTTTATATTTATTAATAAAGGTAATGAAAATATGAAAGATAAATTAAATTGGAAAGAATGTATGAAACGTAAATGTGAGCAATGCAAATATTATGATAAATGTTTTAAAGAAAGTGGTGGAGAAGATGGAAATAGAAAAAAGGGATACAGAAGAATTAAGAGATCTAGCTAAATTATTTAAACAAATAACAGACATTTTAAATGAAGTAGTAGATATATCTGATAAATTAGAAAATAACACATTAGAAATTTCAGAAGAAGAGGCAAATGAAAAAATAGAAGAATTATTAGGCAGATTTATTATACAACTATTAAAAATTAATAAAAAAATAGGAGAGTAAAATGAAAAAAATAAAATTTTTAGTAAATGTTCCAGATAAATATACAAGAGAAGAATACAAAGAAGGACAAGTAAAACAATTTAATAATAAAAGAGCAGAAGAAATATTAAAAGCTAGAAGAAATAATGGAGAGCCATATGCAGTTGAAGTAATAGAAAAGAAAGAAACAGCAACAAAGAAAGTAGAAAAAGAAAATGCAATGAAGGAATAGTTATGACAGAAAGAGATAATCCATTAATTGCAAAGAAATACAAAAGTAAAAGATGGCAGAAGTTAAGAAGGCAGAAATTAATATTAAATCCTATGTGTGAAAGATGTGAGAAGAAAGAAATATATGTTCCTGCCTATTTTGTACATCATAAAGAATATATAACTGAACAAAATTACGAAGATGATAATATATTCTTCAATATAAACAATCTAGAAAGCTTATGCAAACAATGTCACAACACTGAACATTTTGCAGACAAAGTAGAGTACAAGTTTGATGAAAACGGAGATTTAATAAAGAATGAATATTGAACAAAGAGCAATAGATGACGAAGTATATACTATAACTATATTGAAAAGCCTAACAGATAAAGACAGAATAGATTTAGAAGAAGGTATAAAATCATTACAAAAACACAAGGATTGTAGTAGAATACATTCTTCTAAGTTTATTATTGTTAATACTCACAAGACCAAAGAAGAGATAGAAGAAATAAATAATCAAGATAAGATTCAAGATTTGTTTAGAGTGTACAAAGAGAATAATAGTCAGAAGTATTATATAAATGATAAGACATAAATAGATGAGTTAAGCAACTTAAAGCTTACAGATAAAAATAAAAAAGAAATAAATAAGAAAATTAATTTAATAAATGATTCTATCAAAGAATTAGAAGAATATAGGAAGAAAGTGGAAACAATTATAGCAAAATAGCCCCCCATAACCTTACAAAATCAATGCTTATGGGAGAACGGTGGGTGGGCATTCGAAAAATACACAAGTTCTTTCACGTGAGGGGTGTGGTAGATGAATGAAGACGATGCAGTAAAAAAAGCACTCGAAGATGCTCAAAAGGAAGAAATATCAGAAGAGCAAAAAGAACAAATAAAGAAGGAAATAAACAAAGAAAAGAATAGATTAAAGAAATTATACAAAGATTTGCCAGAAAAACAAAAGAAGCTGGCAGAAAAAATTATAGAGAATGCAGCCTTTATAGCTGTTCAGTTAAAATTGATGCAAGAGGATATAAAAGAAAATGGTATTAAAGAGTTCTATATGAACGGAAAAGGACAATTTGGATATAAAGAAAGCGTAGCGTCTAAGACATATAATGTAAGCATAAAAAACTATATGAACATTATAAAACAACTAAATGATATGTTACCAGAAGAAAAACAAATTAGTGAGGATGATGAATTTGATAGATTCAATGGTTTAGCATGATTACATATATAGAAGAATATTATCAATTTTTATTAAAAAATCCAGTTAAAGCTTCTAACAAAGTTTTAGCAGTATATAAGAAACTTGTACAAGATTTACACAATCCTAAACAAGTTTCTTTTTTTAATGAAATAACAGAGGAAGAAGAAACTCATACTTATATATTTGATATTAATAAAGCTAATAGGCCAATTAATTTTATTGAAAAATTCTGTAAACATTCTAAAGGTAAATGGGCTGGAAAGCCTGTTATATTAGAATTGTGGCAAAAAGCATTTATTCAAGCGTTATTTGGATTTGTAGATAAAGAAACAGGTCTAAGAAAGTACAAAAAAGGAATTTTATTTGTAGGAAGAAAAAATGGAAAATCTACTATAGACGCAGGATTAGGAACTTATATGCTTACTTCTGCTGGAGAAGGTGGAGCAGAAATATATTCTGTAGCTACCAAGAAAGACCAAGCAAAAGTTGTTTGGGAAGAAGCTAAAAGAATGATAAAGAAAAGCCCAGTACTAGCCAAAAGAGTAAGAACACTAGTAAATGGGCTTTTTTATGATAAAACAGAAAGTTTCTTCAAAGCATTAGCAAGTGATTCTAATTCTTTAGATGGTTTAAATGCATTTTTTGTAATTGGCGATGAAATTCACGCTTGGAAAGATAAAAATCTACTAGATGTTATGTATGACTCAATGTCTGCAAGAGAAGAACCATTATTTTTGGAAACTTCTACAATGGGACAAATCAGAGAAAGTGTTTTTGATAATGAATATGAGTATTGTACAGAAGTTATAAATGGGTATGAAGGAAAAAGCGACATCGTAGATGAAACAATATTGCCAGTTATATATGAATTGAATAATCCAAACGATTGGCAAAACGAGCTAGCTTGGTATCAAGCAAATCCTGGGCTTGGCACAATTAAGAATATTAAAGATTTACGAGATAAAGTAAATAGAGCTAAGAATAATCCTAGTGAATTAACAAACTTGTTATGTAAAGATTTTAATATTAGACAAAATGACCAAGATAAATGGATAACATTCGATATTGCAAATAATGAAGAAACTTACAAAATAGAAGAATTATTCGATACTTATGCAATTGGAGGAGTTGACCTTTCTAGTACTACAGATTTAACTTGTGCAACATTATTAATTATAAAACATAATAAGAAATATGTAATACAACAGTACTTTATTCCAAGTGAACGCTTAGAATTTAAAGTAAAAGACGACAAGATTCCATATGATAAATGGGAAAAAAGAGGGCTAGTAACAATATGTGAAGGCGCAAAAGTAAACTATACAAATGTAACACAATGGTTTTTAAAAATGAATGAGGACTATCAAATTTCAGCAATGTGGATAGGATATGATCCTTGGAATACACAATATTGGGTTGAAGAAATGAAAAATTATGGATTCGAAATGGTAGAAGTAAGGCAAGGAGCAAAAACGATGAGTAACCCTATGAAACAGCTTGAAGCTGATTTAATAGAAAAGAAAGTAAATTATAATAATAATCCAATATTAAAATGGTGTTTATGTAATACAGCTGTTAAAAGAGATGAGAATGACAATATTCGACCAGTAAAAGGACAAAAACAAAGACAAAGAATAGATGGAACAGTAAGTTTAATTATAGCTTATTGTGTTTTATATGAAAAAATGAATGACTATCTAGTGCTACAGGAGGAATAAGATGAGGAAACAAAGAAGAAGCTTATTTGAGCTTATCTTTAATATAAAAAAACAAGAACAAAATACTATACAACCACAATTTAAAATGCTTAATAGCTATGAAGCACAATTTACAACATTAAGCGGAGATACATATGACAGCAAATGCGCTAGACAATGCATAGATAGAATTGCTACACATGCTGCAAAACTAATACCAAGGCATATAAAAGGAAGTATAAGTAACAACATCAAAGGAGATATTAATTATCTATTAAGTGTGCAACCTAACCCTTTAATGGATACTTATAACTTTATTTACAAAACAATTTCAATATTAGAAAATGATAACAATGCTTTTGTTTTTATAGCGAGAGATGAAACAGATTTTATAACAGGATTTTATCCAGTTCTAGCACAAAATTATTTTTTATTTGAAGATGCTGCAGGTAATCTATTTTTAAAATTTAAATTCATTAATGGACAAGAATATTTTTTATTATACACAGACTTAATACATTTAAGAAAATTTTATAATAAGCACGATGTTTTTGGAACAAACAATAAAGTTTTACAAATGGATTTAGAAACAGCGCATACTGCAAATGAAGGAATAAGCAATGCAATAAAGACTACTGCAAATTTAAAAGGAATATTAAAATATAATGCTGTACTAAAACAAAAAGATATAGAAGAAAGTAAGAATGCTTTTGTTAGAGATTTTTTAAATTTAGAAAATGAAAGCGGAATTGCTGCAATGGATTCCAAAGCAGAATTTAAAGAAATAAATATGAAACCAATTACTCTAGACAGTGAGCAATTAAAACAAGTTAATTATAATATTTTTGATTATTATGGAATTTCTGAAAGCATAATAAGAAATGACTATACTTTCGAACAATGGAACGCTTTCTACGAAGGAGTTATAGAACCGCTAGCAATGCAATTGAGCAATGTATTTACTATAAAAATTTTTAATAAAGAAAGTATAAAAAGAGGAAATAAAATAGTATTTACTGCAAATAGATTACAATATGCAAGTTTGACAGATAAAACAAATTTACTAAAAGTTGTAATTCCAGCAGGTGTAATAAAAACAGATGAAATAAGAGAAGTGTTAGACTTTGCACCTTTAGGAGGAGAAGAAGGAGAAAGAATAGTACAATCTCTAAACAATATAGATAAAGAAATAGCTAACGAATATCAAGGAGGAAAAAACAATGGAAAATAAATATTATGGTTTAGCTAATTTAAGAGCTTTAGAAGATGAAAATAAACAAATGATATTAGAAGGTTATGCAATTAAGTTCAATCAACCTACACAGCCAAAATTTAAAGAGTTATATGGATATACAGAGATAATAAGCTCTAGAGCATTAGACGATACAGATTTATCTGATGTACCTCTTAAATATAATCATTCTGATGGAAAAGTTATATTAGCAAGGACAAGAGGAGGAACATTAAATCTTATAAAAGATGAAATAGGACTAAAAATAAGAGCAATTTTAAATAGCAAAATACCTGACCACGTTTCTGTTTATGAAGCAGTAAAAAGCGGCTTAATAGATAAAATGAGTTTTGGATTTTTCGAAGATGAAGAAATGAACTCTTACGATGCAGAAAGTAGAACGATAACAGTTAACAAAATAACAGCATTAACAGACGTATCTGTTGTAGATATTCCTGCATATGATTCTACAGAAGTATATGTAAGAAACTTAAAATCTTTAGAAAATATGGATAAATCTAAAGAATTAGAAATAAGAAAAAGAAAATTAAAAGTTTTACTAAGTTTATAATACCGAAAGAGGCTAGCTGGAGAGCTAGTTTTTTCTGACTGGAGAGGAAGATAGGAGTTTTTATAAAACAGCTGGAGAGCTGTCATTTTTATTTTTAGGAGGAAGTTATGAGTAAAGAAGAAATACTAAAAAGAAAAGAAGAACTAAGACAATTATTAAATGAAGCCAAGACAGAAGAAGAAATAAACGAAATTGAAAAAGAGGCTAAAAAACTAGAAGAAATTGAAGAAGAATCAAAAGAAGATATTACAAAAGAAGAAGAAAGACAATTATTAACCAAAAGTACATTAAATCAATTAAAAAACGACACTATAAATTTAGAAAAAAGAAGCTTAAAAGTTAGAAAGGATGGAGAACCAATGGAAAATGAACAAAAAAGAACACTAGCACAAGTTTTAGAAAGTCCAGAATATAGAACAGCATGGGCTAAAAAATTAATGGGAAGACCAGAAAAAGATTTTACAGAGGAAGAAAAAAGAGCATTAGGAGATGCAATCACAACAACTGATACAGAATTTGTTGCTTCTGCTGCCGAAACACAAGGAATTAATAATGGTGGGCTATTCATCCCAAAATCTGTAAGAAGTGACATTATGGAAATCATAACAGATTCAAGTCCAATTTATAGAGATGTAAGAAAATTAAATGTTGCAGGAAATATCGAATTACCTTATTTAGACGAAGCTGATGATGCTGAATGGTATACAGAACTTAAAGAAACAAAAAATGAAGGACAAAAATATGCTAACTTACAATTAACTGGTTGGGAATTAGCAAAAGATGTTGAAATTACATGGAAATTAGAACAAATGGCAGTAGACAGCTTTATTCCATTTATTGTTGAAGAATTAGCAGCCAAAATGGGAATAGCTTTAGTCAATGCTATTATCTATGGAGATGGAACAAATAAACCAAGAGGAATTACAAAAGACCTAACACCTATAAAAGAAGGAGAAACACCAATTGATAGAATAGTTGCGACATATAAATCTTTGTCAAAAGAGGCTAGAAGAGGAGCAAAAACATATATTTCTACAAATGTTAATATAGATATTTGTGGATACAAAGACAACAATGGAAATTATCCATTTCTACAAGGCCTTGCAACAAATAAATTAACTCCTGTTGAAGTAGACCCATATTTAAAAGATGACGACATAATATCTGGAAATATGAGAAATTATATACTAAATGAAGTTACACCTGTAAGAGTTGATAAAGAATCTAAAATAAAACCAAGAAGAATAGTTTATGGAGGCTATGCAATATATGATGGTGCAGCAAGACCAGATTATTTTGCATATAGCCAAAAAGCAGAATAGGAGGAAACTAAATGGATACTAAAGTAAAGTTCTTAAAACAATTAGCACTAAAAGTAACATCTGCAACTTCAGAAGATGAAGTTGTTGGAGAAACAGTGTGTGAAGTACTAGATTACATAGTAAAGAACTATAAAGAAAGTGCTGCTAGTCAAGGCCCTCAAGGAGATCCAGGCGAAAAAGGAGATCCAGGAACACCTGGTAAAGATGGAAAAAGTGTAACTGCCATTGAATTAACAACAGATGAATCAGGAAAAGTAACAGGAGGAACAGTAACATTTTCTGACGAAAGCACATCTGAGATAACTGTTACACAAACAGGAGTTTAGGAGAAATTAAATGGACAAATTACTAAAACTAGCAAAACAATCTTTAAGTATAATTGAAACTGCAACCGCTAAAGATGAAGAAATAAAAATGTGGATAAATGCAGGAATAGCAGATTTAAAAAGACAAGGAATTAATACAAAAGAAAATGAAAATGATAGTTTAATAGATTCTGCTATTGTTATGTTTGTAAAATCTAATTTTGGTAATGTAGATATAAAGGAAAAAGAATTAGCACAGAGAACATACAATTTGATCTGTGCTAATTTAGGTTTATCTACAGACTATAAGGTGGCTGATAAAGATGCATGATGTTGAATGTATACTATTATCTAAAGAAATTGTGCAAGACGAAATAGGCGTAGAAAAAGAAATAACAAAAGAAACACCTATACCAATTATAAAGCACGAAGATATATATGCTAAAGAATATTATGTAGCTAGTCAATCTGGGTACAAACCAACATTAAGACTAAAAGTAAGTGCTTTAAATTATGAAGGACAGTCAGAACTTAAATATATGGGAATTACTTACACTATTATAAGAGCAACAGAACCTTATGCAGATGAAGTAACTTTAATTTGTGAGAGGAAGATTAAAAATGTCTAAAAGCATATCTGGAGAGATGTTAAGCAAAGAAATAATGAAAGCATTAGAAGGATATGCAGATGATATATCAGATATTGTAGAAAAAGATGCAAATGAAATTGGTAAAGAAGCAGTAAAAACAATTAAACAAGAATCTCCAAAAGGAGCAACAGGTGAATATGCAAAAAGTTGGAGATTACGTAAAGATAAAAAAGGTAAAAATAGTTATATTGTTAAGCTTTATAACAAAGATCACTATCAACTTACTCATTTATTAGAGTTTGGACATGCTACAGCTGATGGAGGACATACAGAAGCACAGCCACACATAAGACCAGTAGAACAAGAATATAGCAAGAAGTTTGAGGACAAATTAAAACAAGACATAGGAGGCTTAAAATGACATTAGAAGAATTAAAGCAAAGATGTATAGAACAAAGCTTTAAATACGCATATGGAAGATTTAAGAATCTAACACAGCCTCCACATTTAGTAGCAATAACGACAGATACAGACAATTTTATGGCAGATAATAAAGTTTATAAAAAGAGACTGCCAATAAAGTTAGATTATACATATATAGACAAGAATATTGAAGAACAAAACAAAATAGAAGACATTATTTTAGCGGATATTCCGTGGAATAAAACAGAAGAAACTTACTTGAAAGATGAAGGCATCTGGCAAGTAAGTTATTTTTTTGAAATTTAAAATTAGGAGGAATAAAAATGCCAGAAGCAAAAAATAAAGTTAAATTTGGTTTAAGTAATGTACATATAGCAAAAATAACAGAACAAGATGGGCAAATTACATATGGTACACCTATCGCATTACCAGGTGCAGTATCTTTAACTGCAGATCCAGAAGGAGATACAACACCATTTTATGCAGATAATATTAAATATTATATTGCAGTAGCTAATAATGGCTATACAGGAGAATTAGAGATTGCAATGACACCGGAAGAATTTTTAACAGAAATATTAGGACAAGAAAAAGATACAAATGGAGCTTTAATAGAAAGTTCAGACGATATAAATGCAAGATTTGCACTTATGGGAGAAATAGAAGGAGACGTTAAAAAGAGAAGATTTGTATATTTTGATGTTACTGCAGCAAGACCAAGTTCTGAAATGAACACTGTAGAAGAATCTAAAGAACCACAAACAGATACATTGGAATTAACTATGGCAGCAAGAAGCACGGATAATGCGATAAAAGCGGTAATAGAACCAAATGAAACAAATCAAGATGTATATGATACTTTCTTTAAAAAAGTATACGAAAAAAATGCTGTAGCAGGCGTATAGGAGGAAATAAATGCGAAAAATAACAATAGGTGAAAAAGAATATCCTATAGATTGTAATGCATTAACATTTATTAACTACAGAAAAAAATTTAATAGAGGAATATTTGAAGATATTGAAATAATTGAAAATTTTCTAACAGTTCAAACTGTTATGGCCAATCAGTTAAAGAAAGAAAATCCAAATATCACAGAAGCCGAGATAACCGTGAAGTTATCTCGACTAATGTTAAAAACAATTGATAATTATATCGAAGCCGTAACTAGAATAGCATATATATGTTGTTATACAGCTAATGAAAAAATTGGCGAATATGAAGATTGGCTTAGAGATATAAAAAGAATAAAGACAACAGATGATTGGATTGTTGAGGTAACGGAATTTGCCGTCGATTGCTTTTGTTGATGAAGAAACCTTTAAAGAGCTTAGTAAATTAACAAAAAATGAAGAAGCATCAGAATCAAAGTTCCCAGAATATGATTTTTTTGCAACAGCATTAAAAATTGGGTTGACAACAATGGACTTGAAAGAACTTACATACATAGATGTGCTAAAAATTTTAATTTCATTTCTAGAAGATAAGAAAGGAAAAAGTAACGTCAAAAAGGCAACACAATCAGATATAGATAGATTATTAGGCTAGATTTTCTAGTCTTTTTTTATGGGAGAACGAAATGGCAGGAACTATTAAAGGAATTATTGTTGAGATTGGTGGAGATACATCAAAATTACAGAACGCATTAAAAAAAGTAGACACAGCTACATCTAGTTTAAGTAAAGAACTAAGAGGAATAAATTCATTATTAAAGTTAGATCCTAGCAATACAGAACTTTTAGCACAAAAACAAGAAGTATTATCTGAAACAATAGAGACTACCTCAAAAAAATTAGAACAATTAAAAAAAGTACAAGATGAGGTATTAGCTAATCCCAATAATGTGTCTGAAGAAAATTATAGAAATCTTCAAAGAGAAATTATAAATACGGAAAATAAATTAAAGCAATTACAGTCGCAAGCTAGTAAATGGAATGAAGCAGGACAAAAACTAGAGGAATTTGGGAATAAAATTACAAAAATATCTAACAAAATAGATAATGTAGGAAGTAAATTAACAACTTCCTTAACATTACCCGTACTAGCAATAGGAACTGCAGCCATAAGCACAGGAAATGACTTTGAAAAACAAATGTCAAGGGTACAAGCTATAGCAGGAGCAACAAAAGAAGAATTAGAAGAACTTACTAACCAAGCAATTGATTTAGGAGCGTCTACTAGTTTTAGTGCATCAGAAGTAGCATCAGGTATGGAAAATTTAGCTAGTGCAGGTTTTACAACAAATGAAATTATGTCATCAATGCCAGGTTTATTAGATTTGGCAGCATCCAGTGGTGCCGACTTAGCAACAGCTTCTGAAATTGCAGCTAGTGCAATTAGAGGATTCGGACTTGAGGCTAGTGAGTCAGCACATGTAGCAGATGTATTTGCAGAAGCAGCTGCGAGAACAAATGCTCAAACAGAAGATATGGGAGAAGCGATGAAATATGTAGCTCCAGTTGCAAAAACTGTAGGATTATCTATAGAAGAAACAGCTGCTGCTATAGGTATTATGTCAGATGCTGGGGTAAAGGGAGGTCAAGCAGGAACTACATTAAGAGGTGGTCTAACTAGAATAGTAAAACCAACAAAAATGGTTAGAGATGCTATGGCAGAACTAGGAGTAGAGTTTTATGATTCAAACGGTAAAATGAAATCTTTAACTGAAATAATTAAAACATTACAAGAACATACAAAAGGATTAACAGATGAAACAAAAAACCAAGCTCTTGCACAGATATTTGGTACGGAAGCGCTATCTGGAATGTTAGCTCTAGTAAATAGAGGAGCAGATGAATTAGATAATATGACAAAATCTTTTGAAGATGCTGATGGAGCAGCTTCAAAAATGGCAGATACAATGCTAGATAATACTTCTGGTGCAATAGAAGAATTAAAAGGAAGCTTTGAAAGTGCAGGTATTGCAATACAAAAAGAATTAGCACCATATATTAGAGATTTAGCAGATTACATTAGAGATTTAGTTGATAAGTTTAATGATTTATCGGATGAAGAAAAAGAGAACATTATTAAGACAGTAGCACTAGTTGCAGCAATTGGTCCAGCCTTAACTATCATTGGAAAATTAGGAACAGGAATAGGAACTTTAAGTAAAGGAATAGGAAGCTTAAGTAAATTGATAGGAACACTAATTCCTAAAATTACACAAACATCAGGAACAATTTCTACATTATCAGGGATGCTAAGTGGCTTAGGAATAGCAGGAGCTGGAGCAGTAGCTTTTTTTGGAGCAGCAGCAGTTGGAATAGGAGCATATCAGCTTAAACAACATGAAACAATTATCGAAGCAAATAAACTTACTCAAGAAACTATAAAGCAAAAAGATGCGTTTAATTCATTAATAGAAAGTCAAAATCAAAAGCTTGCTATTGATATGCAGCAAATAAGTAAAACTGAAGAGTTATGGCAAGAGTTACAAAAAATAACAGATGAAAATGGTAAAGTTAAGTCAGGATATGAAGAAAGAGCCAAAGTAATTACATCAGCATTATCACAAGCTTTAGGAACAGAAATAAACTTAAATGGAGATGTAGTACAAGGTTATAAGGATATACAAAGTGAAATTGATAATTTAATAAGAAAAAAGAAAGCAGAAGCAATAATGTCAGCACAAGAAGAGGCATATACAGAAGCTTTTTCAGCGAGACAAGATGCTTATAAACAAATATTAGATTTACAAGATCAAATTTCGGAAAAACAAAACAAAATTGCTTTTGCAGATGGTAGAGAGAGAGCAAAATTAACTACAGAAATAGGAGCTTTAACAAAATCTTTACAAGAGCAACAAGATTTAGTTAAGGAATATGATGTTACAATAGCCGATTATGAATATGATCAAAAATTAGCAATGGAAAATACTGCTGATTCTGTAGCTGAATTAATTAATAGGAATGCAATTTCGTATCAATCCGATGTAAATAATCTTCAACAATCAGGACTGGATAAATTAACATATTATACAGAGCAACTTCAAAATTATAAAAATTATAAACAACAAGAAATTGATGCAGGAAACTCAGCAAATGGACAAATGTATCAAGATCAAATCAATGCGAATGAACAACAATTACAGTTAACTGCACAAAGTTTTGCAAGTCAAATAACAAAAGTTCAGGATTTAACACCAGAAATAGTTAAAGCATATGGAGATATAGCTGATTATTCAACAGATGAATTTAATAAAGCAATTAGCAACCTACCTGAAGATGTAGCTAATGAATTAAATTCAATTATATGGACAGTTGATGCTTCGACATTACCTGATTCAACCCAGTCGTTAGGAGATAGAGCTGCTCAAAAATTCAAAGAAAAGTATAGTAGTTCAGATGGAAAGTCGGCATCCGAAGATTATTTAGCTGGAGCAGAACAAGGAATTAACAATAAAAAGTCATCATTTTGGAATATTTTATTTAATATTGGACAAAGAGGAAATAGCAATTTTAGAAAAGGTTTAGGAGATGGCTCTCCATCTGTTTTAGCAAAAAAAGCTTTAATAGATTATTTTGCAGGAGCTGAAATAGGAGCAGATAAATCAGGAAAAGATTTTGTAAAAAGTTTGAATGATTATGGTTCGCTTGCAAATGATGAATTTACAAACGCTTTATCCTATGAGAATATAAATAAAAAACTAAAACAAGGAATTAAAATTCCGAAAAATATAAATGGACTGCAATCAGCATTAACAGCGCAAGTTAAAAAAACAAGTAATGTAAATTATAATATAAATAATATATTTAATGTACAAGAATTAGACAAAGAAAGATTAGAACAATGTTTTAATTATATTGACAGAAAATATAGTGCGAAATTCTAAATATTATGATAAAATCTATTTAATTAGAAGAAAGGGGATTTTATTATGGTATGTCCAAATTGTAAAAAAGTAATTTCAGATGATTCTGAAAGATGTCCAGAATGTTTAGTGAATATTGATGAATTTGAAAAAGAAAGTAGAGTACATAATAGAAGAAAATCAGAGTTTATTTCTATAGCAAAAACTACTATGATAATATTATCATTAATTGTAGCAGTGATAATGTTTATATTAAAAAGTTATGTTGCAGGAATTGTTATAATATTTGCTATAATTCCAGAAGTATTTTTATTATCTATAGTAGAAACAATAATAGACTTATTACAAGAAATAAGTGAAAAATTAGACAAATAAAGTAAAAAAACGGCTTACGAGAATTGATTTTAAGCCGTTTTATTTTTTTGTTAGACTAATTATATGCTTTAAAAATACGATAGAAGAGCAGTTTTGAACTGTTCTTTTTTTATTCTTAACTGGAGGAAAAAATGGTAAGACAATTTAGACTTATAAATGAAAAAGGACAAGAATTTAACTTAATGGATTTATATAATTCCTGTTTTTTATCCGAACCCGATGGATTAGGATATTCTTATAATACTACATATGAACAAGTAGGAAATTCTTTTTTTGAAACTCTTAGAAATGTTCAGCAAGGACAAATAATTGGAACAGCTAATTTTAGCTGCTATGATAATTATAAGAGCTTTGTAGATTATATAGAAAGTTCTGAAAAATTAAGGTTTGGATACAAAATACCGTATAAAAATCTTCCAATTAAAGAATATTTAAAAGATATAAACATTCAAAGCATTGGCAAAGGACAAATGGACACAGATGGAATATTAAAATGTCCAGTTACATTTGACTGTTTGAGTCTATGGTATGAGGAAAATAAAACTATATATTCTACTTCTGCACAAGCTAACGAAATTAGATGGGACTTTGAATGGGATAGCAAGTTTGTTGATTATAACAATAGAACATTAGAATACATTAACCAAGGTCATGTGCCAGCTCCAGTTTTAATTAAAATTAAGGGTCCAGTTGAAAATCCTACACTGACTCTAAAAGTTGAAGGACAAGTATATCAAGAAGTAGTAGTAAATGTAGATTTAAAAGAATATGAAACGTTCGAATATTGTACGCAAGAAAATAATTTCTATATTAGAAAAGAAAATACAGATGGAACTTATACAGACTTATTCGAATTAGACAATATAGATCCATCTAAAAACAATATTATAAAATTTCCTAAAAATAAGTCTTGTGAGTTAGTTATGTCTGCAGATAACGAAATACTAAATGCTGAAGTTAGTGTTTATGCATATTATAAGGTGGTTTAAATATGGCAAGAAGTGTAACAGTTAAATTTAATAATCAATCGTATAATGCAATATATAATGAAACAACTGACGAATATGAAGTAGAGCTAACTGCACCCGAAACTGGTGGAATATATAATGCACAAATTTCTTGTGTAGATGGAGAAACAACAAATACAACAGATATAGATATTAGGATTTTAAAGCAAGAACAAGTTAAAATAATAACAGACGATACATATATGTATATCTTTGATTATAAAGATTTTAGTGTTAAAGATATTGTTGAATTATCTAATTACGAAATTAATATAGACGAAGAAACAAATGCAAATACTACAGTAAATGTATTAAAGAAAACAACAGCAAAAACAGATGACATTGTAATGATAAAAGAAAATGCAGAAATTAAATATTGGGGAATTATCAAAGAAATTCAAAACGAAAATGGATCTAAATTATACCAATACATAATTAAATATATTACTAATATGTTTAATCAAAATGTTGTCTTAAATCAGAATATAGTAACTACAAATGATATTGAAGAAGGCTACTATAGAATACATAGTAAAGTAAATTATAATTTTGTATTTGATGTTTTAAATGCATCATTAGAAGCTGGAGCTAATCTACAAATATATGAGAGCAATAATACAATGGCTCAAAAATTCAAAATATCTAAAAGAGCTGATGGAACATATAAAATAGTTAATATAAATTCTGGTATGGCGGTAAATGTACAAGGCGCAGTATTTGAAAATGGTACCAATTTACAAGTATGGACAGATACAGACAATCAAGCTCAAAAATGGACTTTTACGAAAAGAAATGATAACTCATATTCAATATATTCTGCAGGAACCAATTTAGTGATTGACTTGCAAAACGGGAATATAAATAATGGTGGAAACTTGGGAATATGGGAGTATGTAGAAGGTAGTCAACAAGAATTATGGTTGCTAGAAAAACTAGACGAAGAAATAATACGACATGAAGGAATAGAAGATTATATAGCAGAACAAATTAATAAGAATTTTGTTAATAATGAAGATATATTAATGAATCGAGATTATCTAGAAATAAGAGTAAAAACACATACTAAATTAGATGTATCTGTTTCTACAATAGTAGATGTCCAAAATGATATATATAACTTACATACATTTATGACAAATTGTACTCAAAATTATAATATTACATATAACGTATTTTTAGAAAACAAAAAACTAATAATTGAAATAGAAAACAAAGAAATAAAAAAAGAATTAATCGACGTAAATGCTCAACCAATTTCAAACTATACAGAAGTTTTTGAAACGGATGTAGTATCTAAAGTTGTTGTTATTACTAAAGATGGAAGTAAATATAATCTATATTTAAAAACGGACAGAACGACAACTGAAAATATGTTAGACGAAGACCGAGCTGAAGGCAAAACAGAAGTGGTATATGCAGAAAATATTGAAGATGCAAAGCAAAAAGCTTTAGATACCTTTAAAGGAAATGCATATAATCACAATGTTACATTCGATTATTATAATAAAGAAATTAAACTCGGAACACCGATTACAATTAAAACAAAAGAATCTTTAATTTACGATACATATATTTCTGCAGTTTCTAAACAAAAAGGCAGTAAGTTGTATAAGTATACTTGTGGAAATATAAGAATAGGTTTTATAGATAAACTAAAAAAAGAAAGGAAAAATAGGTAATGTTAAAAGGACATGTTTTTTCGGAGCAGATTTTTGGAAATCAAATATTTGCTCTTTTTATTAATACTTTTTTACATGGCAGAAATGGAGTTAGTAATAATTACAAAGAAGGAATGGCTATAACATATAGTGGAAGTAACGTGCATATTGCTTCTGGGGCTATCTGTATACAGGGAAGATTTCTAGAGGAAGACTCAGGCAAAGATATTGTAGCAGATACAGATAGTCAATATTGCTCTTTAGTTTTAGAAATAAATTTGGATGCTGTTAATACATCGTCTTCATTTTTACAAGCAGATTATAAAATAATAAAAAATGCTAGCAATTATCCTCCATTAACCCAAAACAATATTGTTAAAAATAATGCTGGAATATATCAATACGAATTAGCTAGATTTAGAACTTCTGCAAGTGGTATTACAGACTTTCAAGACAAAAGGACATTTCTAGATTTTGATACAATATGGGATTTTATAGAGCAAGAATGGAATGTTAAACTATCAGAGTTAGAAGAAGAATTAGCAGCAGTAGAAGATGGTAGCGCTTATTTCTTAAATTCTAGATTAAAAATATTTCATAACCAAGCCGATGATTCTCAAGGTAAAGAAGGAGATATCGGCTTGGTTTATTTTGATTAGGAGGCTTAAATGGCTAGAATAACTGGATATGTAACACAACATAATGAAGCTTACGAATATTATATTGAATGGGAAGAGTTTAATATAAATCAACAGGCTAATACTTCTTCTGTAAGAGCTACTTCATATATTAAATGTAATTCTCATAATTCTTGGGCAAATAACAAGACTCAAAAGCTTTGGATTGCAGGAAGAGAATTTAGTAATACATTAAATATAAGTTTAAGTCCAGGGGCAGTTGTACAGCTTGTAAGTGCTACCGTAGATAATATTGCTCATAATTGGGATGGTAGTTTAAGTATAGAAATTGCAGCTTCTGGAGATTTACCAAGTGGTTCTGGATATGGTCCGCTTTGGGGTGAAGCGAAACAAACAGTATGGCTTACACAAATAGCAAGACAAGCTAATTTCACTTCTGTTGACATACAAAATACAACATTGGAACATTTTGATGTTTATTATAATTTAGATAAAACAGTAGATGCAATACAATACAAAGTAAATAATGAATCTTGGCAAAATATTAATCCATATTGGGGCAACTGGAACAAAGAAGCAACTTTTGCAGTACAAGGGTTAAATCCTAATACATATTATTCTATACAATTAAAGGCTACTGTTAATGGAATAGATAGTTATTCTTCTGTATACAATGTAAGAACGTTAGATATTGCTAGATTTACGAGCTTAAATGATTTCTTTTTTGGAGATGTTGTCAATATAACTAAGACTAATGAATCGAATTGGTGGAACTTTTTAACTATTAAAGTTGGAGAAAATGTAATAGTAGAAAGACGAGCATTAGAAGGAAATAATTTAGTTTTTACTTTTACACAAGATGATTTAGATAAACTATACAAAGCTCTAACAAGTTTTAACAAAACAACCGTAGAATTTATATTAATAACATATAATGAATATCAAGAGTGGACAAACTCGAAAAAGGTGCAATGTACTTTTAATGGAAATCAAAAAACAGCCCATTATTATACACAAGATCAAACAAGGAAAAGAGCAAAAGTAATATATTACATAGCTGATGAAACACCTAAAAAGGCAGTATTTGTTATTAAAAAAGAAGGAAAATGGAGGAAGTGCATTTAATGGAAGAGAGAGAGATCTTTTTTAAACAAATAAATATAGAGCCTTCTAAAGTTTATACAAATTCTAAATTTAAGTTAAAAATAAAACTAGAAGACAATTCAATATCAAAATTGTTAACAGAAGACAACTGTGTATTAAAAACGGAAAATAACGGAAAAATTGTAGAGGTGTAAAAATGCTAATTATAGATGAAACAATTTATTTGGAGCGAAAAACAACTGGAATATTAAGCTTAATAATAGACGACTATATTCTAAGAGTTGGAGATACAGTGGTATTGGCAGTTAAAAAGAATGATGAAGAAACAGAAGAATTAATAAGAAAAGAAATAAAAGTAGACATGCAAACTAATACAGTGGAAATAAAAATAAACCCAGAAGACACAGAACAGCTAGAACCTAGCTGTTATTTTTATGGAATAACATTAAAAATGGCTAATGGAGATGTATTCCCAATAATTAAAACTAACAAATTCATTGTGGAAAGGGTGATACCAAATGTGTGACGAAAAATGCTCTTTGCACGCAAGGATAGAATCGAAAATAAATATAAATGGAAAATTAGGATTTGGTACAGAGAATATTGGTGGTACTACTAATTATAACAACTTAGAGAACAAACCAAAAATAAACAACATTGAGCTTAAAGAAAATAAATCTAGTAAAGATTTAAAATTGCAAGACGAAATGGAAGAATTTACTAATATAGAATTAGAATCTATATTTTCAGATTTATAGGAGGAGTAAAAAATGGCTGATAAAAAGAAATATATTGGCGAAAATGCCTTAACTTATATAAAAACACTATTAAAGAATAAACTTGCAAACAAAGTAGATAAAGAACATAAAACTGGAAGTGAAACAGACTACAAAGTGTTATCTGACAACAACTTAACAGATGAACTAAAACAAAAGATTTTAAACGCAGGAGACAGCTCCTTTAGTGGGCAATTTGCTGACTTGACGGGAAAACCTACTACTTTAGCTGGATATGGCATAACAGATGCAAAAATAGAAGGAAAGACAGTAACGTTAGGAGCTGAAACAGTAACCGTTCCAACAAACAACAACCAATTAGAAAATGGAGCAGGATATCAAACTTCTAGCGAAGTACAAAGTGCTATAAATTCTGCGACAACTGATATGGCTACTAAAACCTATGTAGCACAACAACTAGCAAATATTAATAAAAAACAAATAGTAACAAGTACAGAAGAAATGACAGATGCAAATATAATTTATTTAATGTCAAATAATGGAGAAGAAGACAATATTTATGATGAATATCTTGTAATAAACGGAAAACCAGAAAAGGTAGGAACTACAGCTGTTGACTTAACAAACTATTTAAAAGAAGATGATCTTGTTGAAATAGAAAATTCTAGAATAGACGAAATATTTGCAGACCTTTAAAAGGTGGTGTTAAATATGGCAGATAAAAAAGAATATTTAGGAGAAAATGGAATAAAGCGAATCGGACAAAAAGTATTTGAAAAAGCAATTAAATCTACAGAAATACGAGAAATAAAAATAGTTACAGAATATCCAGAAATTGAAGAGCCTAATGTGTTATATATGAAGGTGGTTGAATGAGAATTTCAGATATGAAAGTGAATGGAAAAACCGTTCAAGAAGCTAAATTAAATAATAAAATTGTATATAGAAAAGAAACAAGTGTTAAGAATATAATATATAATGCAGATTTTCGTTTTGGAACTGATGGATTTAAAAAATTTGTAAATATGGTTGTACAGCAAGAAATAGAAGATGGATTTGTTGCTTGGGTTAAATTAGATAATACAAATGCTAGAACTTCTATGATTGTTCAATTAACAGAAGATTTAATTGCAGGGCATAGATATTATGGACGTGTAACATTTAGAGGAAGCGAAGATACAATGTATCAATGGCAACAGCAACTTAACTCTCCTAATCTTACACAATCTTATGGAGAAAATAGTCCAAACGAAGTAACTATATCTACAATATTTGCAGAAATAACAACACAATACAGATTATTTTATAATATGACTGCTACATTTGCAAATGCAGAAAGTAAAGCATATGTTAAAGATGCAATGTTAATAGATGTAACAGATATGCTAAATAGTGGATTAACGGAAGAACAAGTTAAATCTCAATTGGATGCAATGCCATTTTTTGCAGATACTACACCTCCAGAATATGTACAAATTCAAGTATATAATAAAAATAATACATCAAGTACAACAATTACAAATGGAGAAACAGTTAGGATATTGGCAACATTTAATACAGAATTAGGAACTTTACCGACCTTATCTATTGGAAAACAAAAAATACTAATGAAAGCAACTTCAGATGGAAAAGGCGGAATTATATATCAAGCAGATATAACAATAGCTAGTGATAATATTATGGAAGAAGGAGTATTGAAGTTCACAATTAGTGGTTACACAGACAAAAATGGAAATGAGGGAGAGAAAGTAACAGAAGCTAATGCGAGAAATTCATTAACATATTATGTATAAGATATTAAGAATTATAAAAAGAACATTGATAAGCTTAATGCTATTAATGTTCTTTAATTTGTTTATATAAAATAGGAGAAAATATGGGAGATACAATAATTGTTGCAATTATTACAGTTGTAGGAACAATTGCAAATACATTGATAAGTAAGAAAACTAATAAAAAAATAGAAAACATAAATGATATAAATAATAAACTTGATTTTATGCGAAAAGAAAGTAAGGAAGATATGTTAAAGCATACAATAGATGCAGATAAAACATATCTAATTAATTTCTTAAGTGACCTAGAGAATGGAGTACCAAAGACAGAAGTACAAATTAAACGTACATATGAAATATACGAAAGATATGTAAAAAATGGTGGAAATTCATATGTGCATGATAAATGGGAAGAAGTAAAAAAATTAGGATTATTATAGAAGGGAGGAATTGAGATGACAGTAGAGATGTTTTTAGCTTTATTACTTGGCTTTTCTATATTAGCAAGTTTAGTAACAGAAGCAATAAAGAAGTTATTTAGTGCAGATGGAAATACAACAGCTTTTGTAGTAGCAATAGTAATAGGTTTAGTAGGAACATTATTATATTATCAGTTAGGAAGCATAGATTTTTCAACTAACAATGTAATCTATGCTGTTTTAATTGGTTTAGCATCTAGTTTAGTAAGTCAATTGGGTTACGATAAAGTAAAAGAAGCTATACAAAAATTTATAGTATAGGAGGTCGAAAATGAAAAATAAAAAGTATAAGATTTTTGTAGTAATAGTTATAGTTATAATATTATGCTTAGGTGTTTACTTTGGTTTGTCGACAAGAACAGAAATAACAGAAACAACACAAGGAAATACAGCAGAAAATAATGTACAAACATATGAGATGACTAATGAGGATATAGAAGCATTAAGTACAACAGAAATAACAGAGCAAACAGAAGCAGAAGAAGAAGAAATAGGAAAAGAACAAGAAGTAGAAAATGAAGAATTTGAACTACAAGGACAGATTGCATACGAAGGTTCTAGTCAATACCCTCAAGTAAGTCTAGGTAGTTATTCTGGTCTAACTTATTATTCACAGATAGATTCAAGATGGAAAAATCATATGTATAGTTCTGTTTCAGATAGTTCTCAAACAATTGGAACATCAGGTTGTGGTCCAACTTCTGCAGCTATGGTGGTAACAGCTATAAAAGGAACAATTACTCCACCTGAAATGGCTGACTTATTCGTAAATAATGGATATAGAAGTGCATCAAATGGTACATATTTATCTGCTTTTCGTTGGGTAGCTGATGTTTTTGATATTGGATATCAAGAAACATACAACTTAGATATGGCTGTAAATTTATTAAAAGATAATAACTATTTAATAGTATCTGTAGGAAACGGACTATTTACAACAGGTGGACATCTTATGGTTATTACTGGTATAGAAGGAGATACATTAAAGATTTATGATCCATATCTTTATTCTGGAAAATTTGAAACTTCTACTAGAAGAGGAAAAGTAACTGTAAGTGGAAATACTGTTTATTGTTCTGTAGATAATTTTAGAAGATATGCAAACTATACAAGATTTTTTGCATATAAACATAATGGAAATGTAGAAGAAAATACGGGAAATGTAATAACATCTAATTATACTAGATATGTAAAAACTAGCACAGGTGTGGGAGTAAATGTAAGAAATGCTCCAAATGGAAGTAAAATAAGTGCCTTATCAGATGGAACATCTGTAACAGTATACGAAACATCTGGAAACTGGTCTAGAATAGGAACAAATAGATGGGTATCTTCTGATTATTTAGTATCTACATATACAAATTCAAATGTTTATAATACAATAGGACAAACAAGAAAGACAAAAGCTTGTTATTTATATAGTAAAAGTAATTTATCTGGAACCAAATATACTTACAAAGCAAATACAACAGTAACTATATTAGAGAATATATCTTCTAATGTGGATAAAGTAAGAGTGAACTCAACGGGAAGAATTGCATATATAAATATTTCTAATTATACAAGTTCTAGTTCTACAGCTACAAACAATACTGTAGGGCAGTATAAAAGATTAAAAGCAAAAACATATTTATATTCAAAATCAAATTTAACAGGAACTAAATATACATATTTATCACTAACACAAGTAAAGATAATAAAAAATGTATCTTCTAGTGTAGACTATGTTTATGTAGTTAAAACTGGTAGATATGCTTATATTAAAAATAATGTTTATAAATAAACAAAAGAATAGGCAGTAGATTAATTTTATTGCCTATTTTTTGTTCTGAAAATTGTTGTAAATTGACATAAATAGACAAAAATGTTAAAATAATAATAAATTCTACAAAAAAATTATAAAAATACTTTACTTTTGGTAGAATTTTGTATATAAACTTTATAAGAAATAATACCAAATTCTACAAAAAACTACAATTAAATTTTATATAATATACTATATATTTAATTTGATTGTGAGGGAAGAATATGGAACATAGAAAGGAGGCACCTAATATGGAAAATGTACTAGCTAGTTTAGAATATGTTGCAGATGCTTGTAATGAAAAGGATTATAACCAAAAACCTAATTTTGCAGATATAGTTATTTTATATTTAAAAATTAAAACTTTAGTAAAAACTGATAAATCAAAAGAGATATTAAAGAAATATATTATTAACAAAAATGGTAGAAGCTATATTAAAGGTACAAGATTAACAGCTGATGATATAGTTAGAGTATGGGATTTCAATCAAGGTGCTGGAACTAAAGAAATTATGAAAGAGTATCCTTCTTTAAATGATAAAGAACAAGTTATTGCAGCATTAATAGCATATGCTAAGAAAAATTGCAAATTGAGGAAATTATTATTAGCATTGTTATGAGATTTTTATTAG